TGGACATGGCCCTGGCGCTGGCCCGGGGCATCCACGGGTCGCAAATGGTGACACTGCAGGGCTGCGCCCACCTGAGCGCCGTTGAACAGCCTCAGGCCTTTGCCGAGGTGCTGGGCGAGTTCGTCGCCAGCATTTGAACCGGCACGCGCACCAGCGCGCGTGCCCATGAAAAAACCCCGCACGCCTTTCGGCACTGCGGGGTTTTCAGTATCAGGCCAACCGGATGACCGGCCTGGGATCGTTTGTCTCTTCTACTCTTGTCAGGCTGCGCGGCGACGTGCCACGGCGGCCACACCCACCAGGCCCAGGCCCATCAGGGCATAGGTCGCCGGCTCGGGGATGGCTGGCGTGCCGGCCAGTGCGCCGATGAAGTGCACGCTGGTGTTCAGGCCCAGCAGACCGGTGTAGGGGCTGGCGACGTTGCCCAGGTCGATCATCGGCACGGTACCGGCCTTGGCAAAAGCCGCAGCGGTCACGCCGGAGCCGGTCAAGACCACCTCAACGCTTGCAATCCAGACCGTAAGGGCTGAAGTGGCCCGCAACATCCGCTGGGCCATGAACACCGCCGCGCCCACGATTGCCGCTGCTTTCCGTTACCTCGGTGACGAGTTCTTGCAACTCTGCACGAATCAAAAGCTGCCGGGTCGCCTTCAGCGTTTCTCCCCTGCTGAACTCCAAAAGGAGTTTTGCAAGGCACTGAGCATTGTTTCACCGGTCGAAGGGCAAAGCCCGACCTTCGCTTGACCGTCACCAGGGCGCATCGGAGTTAAACATGAAATTTCAAAACACGGCCATCTGTACCGGCATCAAGGAAAGCAAAGGCGAAATGGAGCTGACCCCCGGCCAGAAACGCGCCTTCAGTTCCACCACGTTCCACCTGATCGTGGACGTGGCAGAAAACAGCACGGGCCGCTCGATCGGCACGGTATCGCGCCCGTTCAAGTTTGGCGATGCCTCCGAGTTTGAGAAGTGGGCGCACCTCTCCAAGTCGTGGCCTGCCGGTGGTCTGCCCTGCCTCTGTGATTTTGAGGTGGTCGCGGGTGCGGATAACACCACCAAGCTGACGCTCCTCGGCATCAAGCCTGCGGCCCAGCAAGTCAAGCAAGCGGCCTAACCATGCGGCTCCTCGTTCAATCCACCGTAACGGGCCGCTTCCTCTGCCCTTCTCTCGATGGCGGGGAGCCTGTTTGGGTTCGTTCACTGCGTGAGGCTGTCGGTGGTGTTGTGACCGATCTGGAGACCGCGCACCAGCTCGTCATTGACTGCATGGACCTGGATGACTTCGCGCAAGTCATCGACCTTGATCGCCTCGGCACTGCCGACGATTACTCGCTTTGATTTTGGAAAGTTTGACATGCCTATCTGCAACGAATGCCACTACTGCGACTTTCAGCCTTCACCTGGTGAGTTCTTCGAGGTCACGGAGGAAGCCATCTACGCAGATGCCGCTGAGGGTGATTGGCACCCGTCCGATGTTGAGGACGCTCTCCAGTCCGTCGGCAATCTCATTTGCCCGGAGTGTGGATCGACGGATGTCTTGACCGATTGATTGCAACTGGTAGCCCTCCAACGTCGGGAGACGCCGAGGGCTATCGGGTGCAATCCCCATGTCGGGGAACACCGTAACTGGAGTTCTTCATGAAAAAACGTTTCTTCTCTCGCCTGGTCGCTGTGCAAGCTGCTGCGCTGGCTGCTGCCGGTGCCGCGCATGCCGCTCTGCCGACCGAAGTGTCTACCGCCGTTGACACGGCCAAGACCGACCTGCTGGCCGCGATCGCCATGGTGATGGCCGCTATGGTGGCCGTGTGGGGCCTGCGCAAGCTGGCTTCAAAGATGGGCTGGATGTAAGTCTGTGACCAGGTGCGCCTCGCAAGGGGCGTACCTCGCTCACTCGCATCATGGCAGCAGGTACCGTATCCGACCAGGCAGGCCGTGCCTGGGCAACAAACAGCAATTCATGCGCAGACGTTAAGACCGCCTTCACTGCGGCCAATGCGCAGCTTGGCTATCCGTCCTATTCGGCTGTCTCCTGTACTTCCGACCCTGTGGTCGTCGGTACAAGCGTTTCCTTCTCTCCCTCGGGCGTCTGGACTGTTTCCGCCATCACGGCCACGGCTACGAGCTCGGGTGGCGGCACTGGTACCGACCCTGGTACTGGCACTGGCACCACAACAACAACGTCAGGCACCCTGACCCTCAAGATTTCGCTAGAGCCTGCGCCGCCGTCAGCAGAGCGCATCCAAGACCTGTCCTTGTTGTTCGGTCTGTCCATCGTCTTTTTGGTTGCTGTCACTGGTGCCAAGCAACTGCTTCAACTCTTCCAGGTCAATCATGAAAAGGATTAACCATGCCCTCCGCTATCGAGATGTATGTCGCTGGCTTGTTCTTGCTCTCGCTCTGGGTGGCGTTCAAGTAGCCCACGCCGGATTCAGTACGGCTCAAGGGTCGAGCGGTGCTGTCATTGATTGGGAGTATGGGCACATCAACCAATCGGCTCAATTCATGCCTGCACCTGGCAGTAAGGTTTCGGGGAATACCGGCTACCTGGTCGCTAATGGTGCCCTTAACGGTGTATCAACTACCCGCCTCCCTGTTGGTCCTAGCTATATCGACGTGACGGCGCGTGTCGTGCCTGACAAGCTCAGCACGGCAAAGGCCATCGTGGGATTCATGAGCAAGGTTGCTTTCCCGTTGCAGATCGGTATCGCTGCCTATGACCTGCTCAAAGAGTTGAACTTTGACGCCACGCGTGACGCCTCTGGCGCGCTCAAGTTGACCAAGCCCGACCCGGATGCTTGCACGGCTGCGCCCTGCTATGTTTTCTCCACGCGCACCCCTCAGAACATCAGCGCCCAGACGCCGTACCTGTCCAGCCGTCGCCTTGCGTGTGAGCGTGCGAGGTCTCAGTACTCTGCCTGGGGCAACCAGACTTATGCAGTCGTCAACGACAACTACAACCCGAACTATGGCGCTGGTTCGTGCTATTTGTCGAACGTCAACAGCGGTACGACCTATTACACCGAGCTGCCTTACTTCTACCAGAGCACCTCCCCGACCGCTGCGAACCCTGTGCCTGCCACGTTGCAGGAGTTGCAGGACAAGATCGCCAGTGAGTCCGGCTGGCCCAGCTCGTCCAGCCTGCCGCAAGCGGTTGTCGATGCCGTCAAATCCGGTGAGCCGATAACGGCCCCTGCGCCCACTGTCACCGGGCCAGCCTCGGTCAATGGCCCGACTACGACCACCAACGAAAACGGTTCAACGGTCGAGCGCAAGACGGTCTACAACATCAACTACAACAACAACCAGGTGTCTTACACCACTGTCGTCACGACTACGACCAACAACGCCGGCAACGTCACGACTAAGACCGAGACCACGACGAACGATCAGCCGGTAGACGAGTGCACCAAGAATCCCAGCTCGTTGAACTGCGCCACGCTCGATGTGCCGGATGACACCATACCCAAGACCACGAAGAACATCGTCTACACCGCCGAGACCTGGTTCGGTGGTGGTGCCTGCCCTGCTGATAAGTTCCTCACGACGCACGGCCAGCAAATCAAGGTCTGGGACTGGCAGTCCACCTGCAGCAACCTGGTCACCTACTTTCGCCCGATCCTGCTGATCGTGGCGGGCGTCATGGCGATGTTTATCGTTCTTCCGAAGGGGGCAGGCGCATGAAGCTCGGAACGTGGCTTATGGCCCTCTTGCAGCCCGCTATCGGGCGCATCCTGGCGGTCCTGGGCTTCTCTGTCGTCCAGATCACCGGCCTGACCCTGGCAATCAACACGATCCGCGACAAGGTGATTCAGGACGTAAACGCACTGCCTGCGGATCTGCTCAATGTGTTTCTGCTCTCCGGTGGCGGTGTGGCCTTCGGGATCATCACGGGCGCGATAACGACCAAGCTGCTCATGTGGCAAATCACCAGCTCGACGCGCATCCTGGGCGTCAATCCGGGGTAGGCCATGATCACCTTCATCACTGGCGCACCAGGTAGCGGGAAGACCCTCTACACGATTGCCAAGCTCCTGAAGCCGATGCTGGGAACTACCGTGACCAAGCACAACGACGACGGCACAACGACCGAGCTGCCCAGAACCATCTATACCAACATCAAGGGCTTCTTGTTCGATCACGAACTGATCGACGATAGCGCCGAGGGTGGTTTGAACAACTGGCACCAGTGGGCCAAGCCTGGCTCCATCATCTGCTTTGACGAGGTTCAAAAGCCCTGGCCACCGCGCCCGAATGGGGCCAAGGTGCCGGACTACATCCAGCACCTGGAGACGCACCGGCACATGGGCGTCGATTTCATCGTCATGACCCAGCATCCGCTGTTGGTGGATCGCAACCTGGTCAACCTGGTAGGGCGTCATCTGCACATGCGCCGGATCGCCAATATGGCCCTTGCAGTGGTCTATGAGTGGGATCACTGCTCCAGATCCCTCCTGTACCGCAACGCGGTCACCAAGAGCCCATGGCGCTACGACAAGAGCGTCTACAAGGTCTATAAGAGCGCCGAGGTGCACACCAAGCAGCCCAGGAAGATCCCCGGCCTGGTGTGGTTCATCTTGGTCGGCCTGGCTGGATTTGCGTACCTCGGCCCGACCACGTTCAACCGGATCTCCGACCGCGCCCAAGGCAAAACACCTGGTGTTTCGGCCAAGACCATGCAACCGATGGCTCCGGCTCAGCTGGGGACTGTTCCCGCACCTGGTCAAGTTCCCGCGGTTGCGTCCTCTCCAGCTGGGGCACCTGCGGCCGCAGATCCTGTGCCGCAGATCTCGGGCTGCATTGCCAGCCCGACCAGGTGCACTTGTTTCGACGATAAGGGCCGCAAGGTTGATCAGGATGCAGAGCTGTGCATTGGCCTGGTGGACGGTAGACCCTCCCCGGTGGATCTGATCCCAGAATCGCCGCGTCTTGCTGCCGTTGTTCCTGATGACATCGACGTTCGTGAACTTATCTCGCGAAAAGCGGGTCGATAGCTTCTTTGACCGATTTCGCCAGTGCCTTGGCGCGTCTGCGCATTGCTGCCCACCAGGTCGGGATTTTGGCCGCTGCGGCTTTCACCTTTATGGCGTAGCTCTTGAGCCATGCGCCAGCTGCATTAAACGCTGCCTTCATCAGCACCAGTTCGTCTTCGCTGACCGTCTCGCCCACGGCGAACACCAGCTAAAGCTCACGCTGCGCGATCAGTGCATCCGGAAATTGACGGTAGTTTTTGGCGATCATTTTGTTACCCTCTCGCTCGGCTCCTGGCGTCTCCCCCGGAGGGGGACGGAAGGGG